GGAGCTCGACGGCCATCGTGCCGTCGCGCAGAACGAGGTCGGCGGCGGGACGGCGGCCGGGGTGGACGGTGACGGTGCCGGGGGTCGGGTCGTCGATCGTGAGTCGTGCCATTGCTCGTGCTCCTTGGAGGGGGACGGGGCCGCAGACCACGCGGGTGGGCGGCGACCCCGTCATGGGGTCAGACGAAGACGCCTTCGGCGATCACCTCGAGGCGGGGCTGCCGGACGGGGGTGCCCAGCAGCGCTTCGATGTCGATGCGGGGGATGCGCACGGAGCGGCCGAGGCCGACGTTGCGCAGCTCGCCGCGCCGGACCGCGTCGTAGACGGCTGAGCGGGAGACGCCGAGCAGGCCGGCGACCTCCGCTGCGGTGAGGGCGACGGGGCTCATGCAGCGACGACCCTGTGCGTGATCGCCCCGACCGGGACGTCGAGGATCTCGGCAAGCCGCGCGATCACCTCCGCTCGCGGGTTGCGCCGCCCGGCACAACCACCCGGACACCGCCACATCGCACGCAGCTCGTCCGGGAAGAAGAACTTCAGGCGTACCGCGTCAACACGGACGTGTTGTGTGCCGTCAAGCGCGCACGGCGTGTCGAGCTTCGGGACACGACGACGGAACCTCATGCCGCCTCCTCCTCGTCCTCGAGCCGTTCTGTCTCGTCATCCAGCCACGATGAAGCGCCGATAACCACCAGCGCGCACGACGCGAACAGACACCACAATCAGATAACCGCGAGCGTCACCGAATCGACCACCAGGAACGCGAGCAGCACACCGGTAGTCGCGAACACGAACGCGCAGAACACGACCAGCGCAGCTACCGCGTTCACGACACAACCTCGCCGTCGATGTCGACCTCGAAACACTCCAACACCCGCGGGACCTTCACCTTCTCGACATCGATAACCACCACCTCATCGAGCCGCACCCGACAGGCAACAAACCGCGACGCCTCCGAGTCGTACCGGCAGCCCTCCCACGGCCGCGCCACCAAATGCAGGCCGCCGCCACACGACCGAGACGGCTCCCAATCGTCCGCAACAGGCGCCGCACCCGACGCGTACGACGTGCCGTGCGCGCTCCGCCAGTCGTCCCGGACCGCCTTGAACAGCACGACTGTCTCGCCATCACCCGGTATGTCGTGGTAGTTGCACCAGGCGGCAGCGTCAGTCAGATGCGGGACACGGATCTGGACTCCGCCGTCAACGCGTGGCGTGTCGCCGTGGATGTGGACGGCGACGAACGCGGACGCCCGCACCGTCACCGAGTCGTACGCCCACACCGACGCCGAGCCGTACGCTCGCACCGACGCCGAGCCGGACGCCCACACCGACGCCGAGCCGGACGCCCACACCGACGCCGAGCCGGACGCCCGCACCGTCACCGAGTCGTACGCCCACACCGACGCCGAGCCGGACGCTCGCACCGTCACCGAGCCGGACGCCCACACCGTCACCGAGCCGGACGCCCACACCGACGCCGAGCCGTACGCTCGCACCGTCACCGAGTCGTACGCCCACACCGACGCCGAGCCGTCGATCGTGAAGGTGCCGTCACCGACACATTCGATGTTGGTGTGGCCGTCGGCGATGGCGGCGTCGAGTTCCTCCTGGGTGCGTACCTGGATGGTCACTGTTGCGGCCTTCCGCCAGGCCACAGAGCGAACAAGACCAGGCCGACCAGACCACACGCGACCGCCAGCAGCGACACCGGACCCGTGTTCCACGCGCCAGTCTCAGGCAGCCGCGCCGGCGGCTGCTCGACGTCCATCTGCACGACCGGCAACGACACGGTGGTCGGCTCGTCGATGACAACCACATCGTCTGGACAGTTGTCGTGGGGTGCTTCGGTGTCGGGTGTTTGCGCGTCGGCGGTGGCTGCGAGCATGAGTGCGAGGACGATGCCGCCGAGCACCGCCAACCCGTAGTCGCGGACGGCACGCATCACTGTCTCCCCACCGTGCACATGCGGTCGGACGCGTAGAGCGCGGCAGCTTCCATGACGCACATGCCGTCGTCGGGTGTCGCGTGCTTGCCGTGGTCGAGGACGATGCTGTCGAGGTCGAGCGCGCTCATCAGTCGACCACCTCGCGACGGGAACATCCCGCGACGTCCCCGGTGAGCGAGCGGGCGAACTGGTCCACGTCGAGCTGCCGGAACTTCCGCCAGCCGCCCGGCGTCCGTACGCAGGGGATGAGTCCCTGGTCTGCCCAGCGGGCGATGGTGTCGAGCGACACGCCGAGCTGGTCGGCGACGGCTCGGGTGGAGAGCGTGTAGTCCCGCAGCACGCCGACGACTGTAAGGGATATCCGGACAGTCGTCAAGCACTGGGCGAATGGAGCGAAGCCGCGACCGTTCCGCAATCTTCGGCTGGGCCGCATCAGCCGCTCATCAGGTCCGAGCTCGACCCGTCACGTGGCGTGACCGCCGCCTGGGTGGGGACACTCGTCTCCCGCCTGTTCCGGGAGGCGGGCGTGAAACGTCGGCCGTGGGACGGCAAGTCGGCCCGTGCGCTCCGCCATACGACGGCGTCGGACCTGCTCGACGCGGGCGCTGACCTGCGGGACGGTGCAGGAGTGGCTCGGCCACGCGAACCTGTCGACGACGGCGGACGTGTACGCGCGGCGTCTGCGGGCGGTGCGGCAGCTCCGGGAGGTAGACCGGCGGCCGTCGTACCCGTCGTCCGGTCGCTACACGCTCCCCACCCTCGTCGCCTGACCCCGCATCCTGGTACGGTCCCCCGGCCGAGACGACGACCGGGGGGTGGATGTGACCGACGAGCCGACCACGAAGCGCCGCGGCCGCGGCTGTGTGACCGAACACCTCGTCGGGGGCATACTCCGTCGTCACGTGCGACGGCTCGGCGTGAGACCGACAACGCGAGAAGGCCCCGCTCGCCTCGATCGAGGCGAGCGGGGCCTTCTGCCGTTCTGCGGGCGCGCGTCAGGTGAGCTGCTCGTTCGGTTCCTGGAGGTAGCGGCGGACCGCGCGGCGCAGCGCCTGTGAGATCGTCAGGTCCTCAGCTCGTGCGCGCTGCTTGAGCTGGTGGCTCCGTCGCCGTTGGAGGCGAGGCGACGCCAGGCTCGGTGTGCCCAGTCTTGGTGGCCGAGGTCGCTGGGCGCGCGGGTTGGTCGCCACCGAGGTCGATCTCGAGGGCGGCGGCGAGCGCAAGGAGTGCCTGGTCGACCTGCGCGTGTGCCGGCCTCGGGAGCGGGGCGAGGCTGGCGGCCTGAGCCACGATCGCGAGGGCTGTCTGGAGGTCCATCGGGCGGCTCCTAGAGGGCGACCCATGCGCCGTTGACGCGGGCTTGCACCTGGTTGGCGGTCGTGTTGTAGATGACCATGCCGTTGGCGGCGGTGAGCGCGTCACGTTGGGCGGTGGTCATGCGGGGCAGGAGGAGCGCGCCGGTGGTCGAGTTGACCTCGAGCGCGACCGAGCTGTTGGTCGGGCCGGCGTCAGCGCCGACGACGACGGGACCGACGTGCCGCATGTGCTGCGAGCCGAGTGACCGCAGCGACATGTTCGCGAGGCTGCCTTTCGTGAGCGGTGCCAGCTCGATGCCGATCTGGGTGGTGACCGAGCCGGCGCCGGTGGCGTCCAGGATCCGCAGGCCGCGGCGGGCGGTGACGGTCGCGCCGGCGTTGACCGTTGCGCCGGCGGCGAAGTCGTCGTGTTCGTCGACGGTCAGGGTGCCGCCGGAGACGGACCCGAACGTCGGGTTCGACACGAACGATCGGAGCAACGTTGCCGTCACCGCCGTCGTTTGAGCACGGTAGGTGGGTGCCATGTTGACGAGCACGTTGAGCGGCCAGACCGTGCCGGCGAGGGTCCCGTGGTTCTGCAGAATCGGGTTCGCGCCGAGAACTGCGAGCCCACCCAGCGGGTTCGCCGCCTGCTGGAACGTGACAGTCGGGACGACCTGGATCAGTGCGTCGAGTCCCGCGTTGGCGTAGTTGAGCGTCCACGTGCCGGGGATACGGATCGCCGGTGCGGGGTCGGGTTTCGCGGTGAGCGTGACGGTGTCGGCGAGGAGCTCGAGGGGGCTGTCGGAGCGCACCCCGACGTTGCGGGTCCCGGCCGCGAGGCGCTTGATGCGCACACCGATCTGTTCTTGGATCGTGCGGCCCTCGTTGACGTCGTAGCCGGCGCCGAAGACGGGCGAGAAGTAGTCGGCCGTGTCGGGGGCGAGGTCTGCGACGTCGAGGCCGATCCGCCGCTTGAGGCTGGTGCGGCCGCCGACGTAGGGGACGGACAGGAACCCGATGTGCTCGTACCCGTTGCCGCTGTCGCCGCTGAGCCCGTCGATCTGGCCGTTGTTCCACGTCGCGAAGACGCGATTGTCGACGAAGCAGGCCCCTCCTTGGGCCGTGTCGTTCCGGTTGAGGGTGACAGTCGCGCCCCAGGCCTGTACCCAGTCGTTGCAGACGTATCCCCACGATGGGGTCAGGGTCAGAGCGCTGCCCGGCTCGTTGCGCATCGCCATCTGGTGCATGAAGCCGATGGGGCCGAGGCCGAGCAGCGACGTCGAATACCTGTACGTGGCGACACCTTCGATTGAGATGGTGCCGCGCGGACCGAAGTAGCCGGTCTGGGGCGTCGGGCCGGTGAGCCCGCCGGTGTAGTCGAGCGTCGGGTTCCACTGGACCAGGACGGCGGTGCCGACTGCCGGTTCGGTCGGCGGGCCGGTTTGCGCGTAGGTCGTCTTGAGGTACAGGCCGCTGGCCTGCTTGATGATCCCGCCGGTCATGTTTCCGCCGGTGACGGCCGGCGGGTCGAGCTCGAGGTCGCCGGACAGGTCGGCGGGCGGGCCCTTGATGTTGCCGATCGGGGTCCAGGTCATGGGGGTGTGATCCTCTGCGGGTCGGTCAGGTGAGGATGAGGATGATGGCTGCGACGGTGAGGCCGGCGCCGACGAGCAAGGTCAGCTCTGCGATCTCGCTGAGCCCGCGCTCGTCGCGTGGTGATGGTGTGGTGCGGGGCCCGTACTGGGGTGGGCGGCCCGGGATGACACCCCGGGCCTGCGCTGCCCGGACGATGAAGTTGACGAGCCCGATCGCTGCGCTCGCGGCCGCGGCAACGAGCCCGTAGCCGAGGACCGACAGGTCTGGGAGCGGTTCGCGGCCGGAGCTGGATGCCCAGGCGGCGACGTCTTGGAGCCAGCCGGCGACGCTGGCTCCGAACAGCGTCACGAACGAGAACAGCGCGGTCCATGCGGCGGCGCGTAGCGCGTCAGTCATGGTTGGTCCTCCGGTCGATGCCATGGCGGGCGAGCGTCGCCCAGATCTCGGCGTGTTCTCGGTCGTTGGTCACGTGGAGCTCGTCGAACCGGCCGATGAGCGTCTCGAGAGCGGCGGCGGTGCGTGCCTGCTCGGCCACGACCAGGCGGGTCGCTTCGTCCTCGGAGCGCATGTGTGCGCGGAGTTCGTCGCGCATCGTGGTGAGCTCGGGCCGTAGTGCCTCGTCGACGACCTCGCGGATCTCCGCCTTCCGCTCGGCGCGGTGGGCGTCCCGCCACGGTCGTGCGAACGCTCGCCATGCGCCGGTGCACGCGTCGACGAGCAGCGCGATCGCCGGCTGGCGGCGCAACGCGTGCAGGCCACGCCAGACGAGCGCGGCGGCCGCCGCGATCGCGGCGATCGCGGTGGCCTCGGCACCGACGTCCCGCAACATCGACATCCCCGCCATGCACATGCCCTCAGGTGGTGACGGTGACGGTGAACGTGCCGCCGTCGCCGGGTGCGGCGAGCACGAGGACGCCCTTCCCCTTGCCGGTGCCGTCGACCCATCGGGCGAACGTGACCGGCTGCGCGGTCGGCAGCTCGAGGATGTGGACGCCGAACCCGGCGACGGTCTTCGGCGTGAGCGCCGCGCCGTTGTAGCCGGTGACCTTCACGCCGGCGGCGGTGGCCTCGACGACGACGAACGGCCATCGGCCGAGCCAGGCCCGTTCGGTGCGTGGCTTCGCGCCGGGGACGAAGTCGGCGAAGAGCGCGCCCATGCGGATCGCCTCCTGGGGGGTCGACGGGATGGTCGGTCGGAGCCGCGCCCGCAGGTCGGCCTGCGCGCGGGCGACGAGCTCGCGGACGTGGTCGGCATGCACCTCGGTGGCGGCGTCGATCTTGCGGCCGGGTGCCCACTCGCGGTGCTGGCAGACGAGCGCCGGGTCGCCGTCGGGGCCGATGAGCGCGGCGAGGATCCGCGCCGCCGTCTCCTGCCGGTGCGCCGGGAGCGGCACGGTGCCGACGTGCTCGATCTCCAGGCCGTAGACGGTCCGGTTGCCGGCCAGGCCCCGCCAGCCGCCCGCGCCGGCATGGTGGGCGCGGCCCGACGCGATCACGTAGGCCTTGTCGCGGCCGTCGGGCTCGCGGGACTGCAGCACATGGCAAAGCGGCCCGGGCACGTCTCGGCGGCCGTTGATGCATACGGCCAGGGACGGGGCGGTCCCGGTTGGGGCGCCGGCGGTGTGGTGCATGACGGCGCCACGGGCCTCGAGGTCGCCGGCACCGCGCGTCTGCCAGCCCGCGACCTCGACGACCGGCACGCCGGCGGCGCGGATCCGGTCCGCGATCCCGAGATCACGACCCACTGAACAGCGCCTCCCACTCGGCGCGTCGGCGCGCGACCGCCGACGCGTCTGCTGGGTCGATGTCGGCGAAGAGCACGAGGCCGGAGAGGTCGGCGTCGTCCGTCGGGTCGGCGGTGAAGTCGAGCTCGCAGCCGTCAGTGAGGTCGTCGTTGGTCATGGCGCACGTCTCTTCTGCGGTCAGACCTTGATGGCGGCGTTGAGCAGCAGGTAGGGCGGCATGTTGTCGTGGGGCTGGCCGGAGCCGGTGCTGCCGGTCGAGCCGGTGATGTCGTGGGTGTGCGCGCCGGCGGAGCTGGTCGAGGGGGTCGCGGAGAGGTCCCAGGCGGGCGCATGGTCGACGTTCGCGCCGGCGTTGGTGTAGATCGTCGAGGTCGGCTGGTCACCGACGATGAACGACGTGCCGGCGATGCCGTGGGTGTGCGCGCCGGCGGACGCGGCGGTGAGGCTGCCGTCGCCGTGGCTGTGGGCGGGCAGCTCACCGACGGTGAGCGTGTGCCGTTCGGTACCGCCGGAGCCGCCGAGCGTGTTCGGCGCGGATAGCCGGCCGGCGTCGGTGATGCCGCCCATGTTGTCGAGCCCGACCGGGACCCTGCCGCGCAGGTCCGGCACGTTGAAGGTGGAGACGCCGTCGCCGGCGCCGAACGTGGTGCCGATCGCGAATGCCAGCTCGAAGTAGGTGATGCGGGAGACGGCCTGGCCGTTGCACAGCAGCCAGCCGGGCGGCGCGGTCGGCCAGGCTCCCCAGATGATCGTCCCGACGGGTGGTTCGCCGACGCCGCGGGCCCATTCGCGCATGTCGGTGACGGTGAGGGCACCGGATGTGGCGGCGACGCGGACGTGCGCGAGGCGGGTCTCCCAGATGGTGCTGTCGCGGGTGACGTTCGGTGGTTGGGGGTTCGCTGCGGCCACTCCGGTCTTGAGGGCGGTTTCGATCCGGTTGGCGTTGAAGTCGGCGCGCAGGACGAGCAGGTCGATCCGGTTGAGCGTCGCGTGCGGCGCGGCGGGCGTGTGGTCCTTGTTCGCGGTTGCTTCGCCGTAGTGGCCCTGGATCCAGCATTTGCCGGGTGCGGCGCGGACCTGACCGGAGACGGCCGAGGGTGCGAACTCGCTGCCGGTCTCGCGGATGACGCCGGACGTCCGGAAGTGTTGGGCCATCGCGCGCCACTGGCCCTCGAACGCGTCCTGCCCGTCCCACGGGAAGTGCGTCTCGAGCTCGGGCATCGGGTCACCTCTGGTACAGGTCGCCGGTGGTCAGGTCGATGTAGGCGTCTCCGGCGGTGCCGAGGCCCGGGTCGGGCGGGCCGGTGCCGTAGAGCGGGTCACGCATGGGTGATCCGGCTGGCGGCGGTGGACCGCCGACGAGCGCGTACAGGTCGCCGCTGAGCATGTCGAGCCAGACGTCGCCGTTCGTGCCGGTCCCGTCGGGGGGCGGGCCGGTGCCGACGAGGACGAACACGCCGGCCAGCGCGACCGTCGTGTGCAGCCGCCATGCGGGCCGGCCGTCCCGGTTGCTCACGGCGACGGTGACCGGCAGCTCCGCCATGGTCGAGTCGGTGAACGCCGTGTCGACCGAGGAGATCACGGTGGCGTCGTCGATCACGAGCCGTGTCAGCCGGTCGCCGTCGCGCAGGTCGATCACGACGGCGACCGGCTGGTGCTGCGGGCTGAACGGCGGCGGCTCGAACGTCCACCTCGTCGTGTCGGGGCTGGTGATCGTGCCGCCCGCGAACGCGATCGGGAGCGTGACCGGGTTCCATTCGAGCATCGTCCAGGACACCTGCGTGTCCTGCGCGGTGAGTCGCGTCCGCGACGGCTGGAGGTCCGGCCAGATGCGGCGGCGGCGGAACTGCCGGTCGATCGAGAGCCGGACGCCGTCCTCGCTGGTGAGCCCGACGGGAGTGAAGGCTGCGTCGAGGGTCTCGATCGCGTCCGCCGGGACCGGGGTGCCGGCCGGCGCGACGTAGACGGCGCCGGAGCCGGCGACGAACTCGTCGCTCATCGTGCGCTCACCTCTGCTCGAGGACGTCGAGACGGCGGGCGAGGGCGCGCAGCGACCGGATCAGCGCCTCGTAGGTCCGGTCGGCCGGGTCGCCGTGGTTGCGGGTCCCGACGATCGGCACGATCTGCGTGCCCTTACCGGCCTCGTGGACGATCCGCAGTTCGCGGACCGTCTCGCGGGTCTCGACCCCGTCGATCACGACGGCGACCTGATCGCCCAGGTCGTAGGTCGCGGCGGCCGGGCTGGTCGCGACCGGCGCCCACTGGTGCGCCGGGGTGGGCTGCAGCTCGGCACGGATCGAGAACCGTTCGGCGCCTTCGGAGAGTGCCTCGTCGGCCGCCTGGGCGAGCTCGGCCGGGTCGGTCGTGTGCCGCTGGTCGACGAACGTCTCGATCCGGCCCCAGGGGGACGTGACGGCCGCCTCGTGGTAGTAGCGGGCTGCGCCTTCTCCGCCCCCGCCGACGGTGACGTGCGTGGCGGTCGGTGCCTCGACCTCGTACTCGTAGCTGCGTAGGTTCCGTAGCGTGGTCGCGAACTTCACCGACCCGGTCCTGTCGGCGGGCGTGAACACGTCGAAGGTGATCGTGCCGGGCGCGGTCTGCACCGCCCGGAATCCGAGGCCGCCGACGGCCGCGAGGCCGCCGATGAGCTCGACGAGCGGGTCGGGGAGCCGTGCGCTGCCGGTCACGGTGCTGCCACGCGCGAGGTCGGGCGCCAGCTGCAGGCCGGGGATCCGGCGGGCGGTGACCGCGCCCGGCCCGGCGTTGACGTCGACGTAGTGCTTGATGACGGTCTCGGCCGGGCCGGTCACAACGTCGCGATCAGTGCTGTAGAGCCCGCCGGTCGGGGACGGCTCGGCTGGTGACTGGCGGGCGTGGCGGGTCGCGAGATACCACAGGTCGTCGTTGCCGGCGACCTGGAGCGTGTGGGTGCCGTCATCGGCACGGATCCGCGTCGGGCGGGTCACGGGCCCGGACATCACGATCGTGTTGTCGACGACGAACACGACGCCGGCGCGGGGCTCGAGGAGCTGGCCGGCCGGGCCGGTGAGATCCCCATCGAACGGTAGCTCGATCAGCCACTCGCCGACGTCGAGATGGCGCGGCCGCAGCTCGAGCCGTTCGACCGGGACCCGGCCGACGAACGCGAGGTCGGGGTCGCGGACGATCACCTGCCAATCCAGGGTGGCCGTCATGGCCCGTTGTAGGCGTTGCGCCACTCGGCACGCACACGCGTGTCGGTGCCGGAGCCGGCGACGGTGACATCGAGCTCGTTGCGGCCCGGCATCAGCGGCCAGAGATCCCAGGCGGTCAGGCCGTCGAACGCGTTAGCGCCCTCGAGCGTGACCGTGCCGGCGAGCGGCGCAGTGTCGACGACCAGCTCCTCCCCGACGCCGATCGTGCCCGACCACACCCACTGTCGGCCGGTCGTCACGTTCGCGACCCTCACGGTCGTGCCCGGCCCGAGAATCGTCCAGCGCGGCCAGACCGGCTTCGCCGAGGCGACCTCGATCGTCTGGGTGCCGAGCACCGTGGAGGGGCCGAGCGACAGCGGCAGGAGCGACTTCGCCGGCGGGTCGAACCACTTGCCGCCGGTGCCGCCCGGCCGCCACTGCACCACCGACGGCAGCACGTCATACCAGTACGGGTCTGGGGCCTCGAACTCGAGGACCGTCTCCACCGCGCCGGGCTCACGCAGGTCCTCGGACTCGGTGAACCGCAGCCCGTCGACGCAGTAGCAGGAGATCGCCCGGACCGACACGCCCGGGTTCGTGCACACGAGCTGACCGGGCCCGCGGGTCGGGTCGAGCCGACGGGCCCACGCCTCGACGAACGGCCGGAACTCGTCCTCGGACGGCGCCTCGAGGATCACCGGGATCGCGAACGAGCGGACGTCGTCCTCGACGGCCTCGACGACGGCGCCGGGCTGACCTGCGATCTGCCGCCGCGCGATCCGCACCGGCGCTGCGTGCAGGCCGGTGAATCCCCACAGGGGCAGGATCCCGTTCGACGCGAGGTCCCACACGGCGGCGCCGCCCGGCTCGATCCACTGGAATGAGGTCCTCACCGCAGCCGTCCGGAGACCAGCAGCGCCTTGCGGCGCTGGATCCGCTCGAGCTGCCGGATCAACTCGTCGTCGCTACGGCCGTACACGGTGATCGTGTCACCGCCGGTCGGGACGCTGGGGTGGATGAACCCATCGACGTCCGGGACGAACAGCTCCGGCTGTCGCTCGCCGACCACATAGGCGTGCCCGGCGACGACGGGCCCGCCGTGTGCGCGCGCTTCGATGATGGAGCCGCTGCCGAACAGCTCACCGAACGAGCGTCCGCTGGTGCGGGTGAGATCACGCAGGACCCCGAAGACCCGCGCGAGATTCGCCTCGGCCTGGGAGGTGTCGGCGGTGACGGTCGTGTGGACGTTGCCGGGGATCTTTGCGAGCCCCTCCGTGCGATACCGGTCGACGACGAGCTTCGCGAGGTCGCCGGTGTTCGCGATCGTCGTCGCGACGTCGGGCGGGATGCCGAGCAGCGACGCCGCGTACTGGATCGCGGCCTGCTCGGACAGGCCGGCCTGCCGGGCCGCTCCCACCATCTGGTTGATGTGGTCGACGAGCACGAGGTTCGCGGCCTCGACGTTGCCGGTCTGCTGCACGATCGCGCCCGCGTACGACAGCGCGGCTTCGGTTGCGTCGACCATCGCCTGACGGTTGGCGCGGCCCTTCTCGGTGTTGATGTCGAGCGTGTTGCCGTTGGCGAGGACCGTCTCGGCGAGGCTCGCGATCGCGTCCCGCCACCGCAGCGCCGCCTGCTCGGCGTCGATCGTCGTGCCGAACAGTTCGCTGATGATGGCGGAGAGCCGGTCGAGCGACATGGCGGCGTCGTCCGCCTCGGCAGTGACCTGGCCAGTTGCGGCCGCCACCGCGCGGGTGATCCGGTCCTGCTCGCGCTGCAGCGCGGTGACACGCGCGGTTGCTGCTTCGTACTCGCGGCCGGAGGTGACCCCTGAAGCGACGAGATCCTCGAGTTCGCGTTGCGCGGCGGCGAGGTCGCGTTGCACATCCGCGGCGGTCCGCTGCGCGTCGCTCGTCGCCTCGAATGCGGCGCGTGCAGCCGAGTGGGCGTTCGTCAGGTCGCGGAGGCTGACGGCGAGATCTCTGTTGCCCTTCAGGTTGTGGAACGCGATCTCGCCGTTCTCGATGAACGCATCGGTGAGGTCACGCACCTGCGACGGGTACGGTGACTCGAACCGGACCTCGCCCGACTCGACGAGCGCGCGGCGGAACTCGCGCTGTGCGTCGGTGTTGCCGGCGACCGCTTCGGTGAACACGTCGATCGCGGCTCGGCCGGACTCGAGATGGCCGCGCAGTCGGCCGAGGTCGTCGAGCTGGTTCTTGCGCTGGAGTTCGTTCTCGATGGTCGCGCGGGTGTTCTCGCCCAGCGCTCCGGAGTCTTCGCGCAGCGCCTGGGTGAACGCCTCGGTGCGGCGGCGGGCCTCTTCCTTCTTCTGCTTCCAGTGGTCGAGCACGACCGCGCCGATCCCGAGCGCCGCGGCGGCGGCACCGGCGGCGCCCGCGAGACCGGCCGGGCCGAGCCGGTTGAGGAACGTGCCGAGCTTCCCGGCCGTTGAACCCGCTGCGGACTCGAGTCCGCGTACGCCGGCGACGAACGACTGGACGGCGCCGATCCCGTTTCCGACGGTGCGCACCGCGACGCTGATGCCCTGTGAGAGCCTCCCGACGACGACCGAGGCGGGCCCGGCGGCGGCGGCAACCGCGGCGATGCCGAGCGCCGTGTTCAGGACGGGGTCGGGCAGCTTGGAGAACTGGTCGAACGCGTCGGACGCGAAGCCGATCAGCGCGCCCGCGACGGGCGCGAGTGCTTCGCCGGCGTCGACGAGCGCGATCTTGAGGTTCGCGAGCGCCTGGTTGAGCTTGAAGTTCGCGGTCTCGGATGCGACTTGGAAGGCTTCGTCGGTGAGGCCAGCGAAGTCGGCGACCGACCCGAACGTTGCCTCGAGGTCCTCGTTCGAGGCGGACAGGATCGTGTTCGCGACGTTGAGGGCCTCGACCGAGCCGAGCATCCGGCGGAACTGCTCGACGTTCCCGCCGGTCGCGTCGCGGACGAGCTTCAGCGCGGCGGGCAGGCCCTGCTCGGCGAGCACCTGGCGCAGCCGGTCAGTGCTGACCCCGGCGTCGGCGAGTGCCTGCGCGGCTTCGGCGGTCGGGGACTGCACCGCGAGGATCGCTGCCCGGATCCCGGTGATCGCTTCCGATGCGCCGAGTCCGGTGCGGGTGATCAGCGCGACGGCGCCGCCGACCTCCTCGAGGCCGACACCGGCTTCGGATGCGACCGGAAGGATCTGGCCGAGGTTGCCGGCGAGATCGGCCGCCTCGAGGTTCCCGGCCCGGACGGTCGCGACGAGGATGTCGGTCGCTACTGCTGCGTCGAGCCCTTCGGCCTTGTAGGACTGGAGGGCGCCGGCGACCGCGAGCGTGATGTCCTGTGTGGCGCCGAGCCCGGCGGCCGAGGCCTTCGCGGACGCTTCGAGCGCGGCCAGTGCGTCGTCGCCGCGCAGGCCGGCGGACGTGAGGAAGAACAGCGCGTCGGCGAGCTCCTGCGGCGACTTCGCCGTCTGGCCTGACAGCTCGAGCACCCGGTCGCGCATCGATGCGACCTCGTCGCCGGCGATGCCGACGAGCCCTTGGATCTTGGCCATCGACGACTCGAAGTCTGCCGACGTCTTGAACGCGGCGGCGCCCGCGGCGACGATCGGTAACGTCAGGCTGGTCGTCAGTCGTTTCCCGACCGACACGGCCGCAGCCCCGAACCGTGCGGCGCTCGCCGTGAACCCCGCCTCGAGCGCTTTCGACGTCTCCGCACCCGCACGCTGGCCGGCCTGCTGCAACGCCGGGCCGAGCTCGCGTTGCACCGCAGCCGAGAACCCTCGGGCCGACGGGACCAGCGTGACATACCCGGTCGCGAGTTCGACTGCCACGGCTGCATCACCTCCGGCGTTGCGCCTCGAGCCGGGCCCGGATCTGTCGCGGCGTCAGCCCTGTCCGCCGTGACGGTGCGCTGTCGGTGCCGGGGCGAGCCAGCGGCCGCGGACGCGGCGGCCGCTTGCCCTTCGGCGCGTGTGCCGCCGCGTACTGCCAGTTGTGCAGCTGGACCGCGTCGAAGATGCCGGCGAGGAGATGCTCGACGTCACCCCAGCGGGCCGCCGCGCCCGAGACCGCCTGCACGGTCGCGGCCTCGCGGGGGAGCTGCCGGATCAGGACGCCGAGACGCCGCCACGACAGCCGCATCGTGCCGACCTCGGCGAGGTCGAGCCGGTAGAAGCGGAGCAGGTCGGCTTCGACTGCCTCCCCATGCTCGGCGAGGAACACGAGGAGGCCGGCTATTCCCCCGGGCTTGCCCCGTGCTGCTCACCGATGATCCGGTCGATCATCGCGGCGGATCCGCCGGCTGCGACGAACGCCTCGTACCGGTCGCCCAGCAGTGCGCGGGCGACGCCGAGCGTGTCTCCCACCAGGGCGCGGGCGAGCGCCGCGTCCGACCAGAGGTGCGGCGGGTCGATCGTGAACGTCTCGGTGTCGGTGACGATGTCGATCGCGGCTTCGGCACGTTGCGCCTCCACCCAGTCGGCGAGGCGCACGACACGACGCTTCGGGCTTGATGCCATCGACGCGGGTCCTCTCGTGTGCTAGCGGGTCGTCGGGTGCTCGAGCGGGGTGAGGGTGACCCGCGTCTGAGCCCCCCACCCCGCCCGAACCTCAGACGGCGGCCTGCGGGTCGTCGGTGATGTCGTAGTAGAGGACGCCGTCGCCGTCGGGGTAGATGTTGACGGTCAGCTCGTACATTGCCATCTCGTTGTCGGAGATCTGGACCTCGCCGACGCTCACGATCTCGCCGCGGGGGATCACGCGGCGCTTCGTGATGCTGCCGTCCTTGAGCTCGAGGCCGAACGCTCGGCGGTCCGGCTGCGGGACCTTCACGGTTCGGGTCGTGATCCCCGCGTTCGTCACCGCGCTGGAGCCCGGGTTGACGAGCGCGAACACGGTCGGGTTGTCCTCGAGCGCGGTGACGGTGATCGTCCGCTTGTGCTTCGAACGGGTGGTGCGCACGAGGATCCCGCCCCACGCGTAGTGGTCGGTCACCTCGTCTTCGCGGGCCTCGGTCATGCCGTCCTCGGACAGCAGGCCGAGCGCGTCCCACGCGGCACCCCAGGGGGACGCGACGTCGGTGGGTGCGGTCGAGCCGAGCGGCGCCGTGTAGACGTCGGCGTTGACCCAGATCCGAGGGTTGTCGACATCGCCAGCCACAGGCTTACTCCTTCGGTTCGGCGTCGTGTGCCGACGCGTCGTCGGGGCTGCCGTTCACGCCTGCGGGCGTGTCGGGCGAGGGGTGACGCGGGTCGATGCCGGCGGCCGTGTCGGCCGCCCAGCGTTTGCGGGCTTCGCGGACGCTGAGCCCGCGTGCGCGGGCGTAGGCGCGGAGCTCGTCGACCGTCGGTGCCGGGATGCCGCCGGATTCGGGGTCGGCGGGGCGGGCGCGGCCCTCGCGGACGAGCCGCCGGCCGAGGGTGTCGTCGACGTCGATCGTCTCGTCGGGCCCGAACCCTCCATACGGGTAGGCGAGCGTGACCCGCACGGCGGTCAGAGGTGGTAGGCGGACAGTTTCAGGTCCGCGTGCGCGACGTCGACCTGCAGGTCCTCGCCGTAGTCGGCGGTCGGGAACGGCCCGAAGTAGCGGGAGGCGCCGGCGGCGACCGCCACGACCCGGGGCGTGACGGCCTGGCCGTCGACCGCGGACGCGAACCGGAACGTGATGTCGCGTGGCGACGCACCGGCGTTACGGACGAGCAAAAACACGCGGCCGTCGTTGTTGACCGTGTGATGGTTGACGGGGTCACCGTCGGTCTCGGCGGCCGGGGCGACGCCGCCGCGGGTGATCTGCGTGACAGGGACTGCGACTCGAGGCACGGGCGTTATCTCCTCGGTTCAGGCGGCGGTGCCGCGCATGCCGATCTCGAACGTCTGCACGTAGCGGGGCTGGTCCGATGCCGGGTCGGGCAGCTCGGCGGGTCCGGCGAGCTCGGCCACCCGGTAGATGGCGACGCCGGCGACGGTCGTGCCGCGCATGGCGTGGATCAGGCCGCGGCACAGCTGCGCCAGGTCGGCGGCCTGTTCTGCGGTCGGCGCCCAGCACTCGACGGACAGCTGCGGGTTGTCGGCGACACGGTTGAGGCGAGGGCCGCCGGTCCGGCGGATGCGTACGAGCCGGCCGGGACGGGGGTGCGGGACCTGGGTGCCGATCACCGCCGGGTCGTCGCGGGCGGCGAGCGCGGCGCGCAGGTGACCGACGATCACGGCGGCGGCGTCGGGGAAGACGACGATCTGGCTCATGTGCGGGCAGCGTTGATCGCGGCGGTGAGCCGCCGGCCGGTGGCCTCGGCCCGGCGGGCCTCGTCGGTGGCGGTCCGGACGGTGACCCGGGCCCGGTTCCGGCCGACGTACGGCTGCACCTCGTGGCCAGCCCCGGCGGCGGCGGCGACCGCTCGGCCGCGTCGCTCGAGGTCGGCGAGGATCTCGTCGGAGCGGAGAAGCTGGCGGACCGCCTGGCGGTTGAGCTCGATCCGGACGTCACGTGCCATTCAGCCCTCCACGAGCCGCAGGGTCGCCTCCAGGTGGTGCGGGCCGCGTCGTGTGTGGGCCGGGCGGGGTTCGCCGTCGACCTCGAACGTGCGGCCGTCCCACTCGACGCGCGACCGACCCGAGATGTCCGTGTCGGGCGCCAGCATGATCGTCCAGGAGCCGACAAGCGCCTCCCGGCCGTCGCGGATCTCCGACGCTGTGCGCTGCGCGACCCACGCCTTCGCGGGCGTGCGGGTCGCGGCGAACCAGTTCTTGACCTCGTTGCCGTACCGGTCGGTGCCGAGCCGCGGGTTGACGATGACGACGTCGTGGACGAGCAGCCCGCGGAAGCTCATGCGAGACGCACCGTCCCGGCGCGCCGGCCGTAGCTGCGCGCGACGGCGAGCTCGTCGGGCAGCATGCCGAATGCGCCGGCGGCGGCGGCGCCACCGAGCTGGTAGCTGTAGCCGACGATCGACTCCTGCGTGATGCCCGACTGGTCCGGTGGGGTGCCGAGCGCGCGGGCAGCCATCTGCGCCACGACGCCTACGACCGCCGCGGGGATCTCGGCGTAGCCGTGGTCGTAGGTGACGTCGACCCGTCCGCACGCGCGGACGCCGACGAGGTCGTCGGCCAGGTGCTCGAAGTCGACCGCGCTGCCGTCCATGTCGACGACCGCGGTGACGGCGACGACCGGCCGCTGCGGGAGACGCACCCAGCACGACCACCACGTCTGGCCTCGTAGCGGCGACGCGCTCGACATCGCGCGCAGCCGGACGGTCGACGTCGCCGGCGTGATCTGCTGGCGTGCTTCCGCACGGAACCGTGCGGAAGCCGAGGCGAGCAGCTGCGCGACCCGGTTCGTCTCGGTCGGCGTGAGCGCGCGGCCGAGTGCCGCCTCGACGTCGGCGTTCGTGGCGAGCGCGGGCAGCGCCATCGTCGGCTCGGGTCAGTCGAGGTCGTCGAGGTCGAGGTCGTCGTCCTCGTCCTCGTCATCGGCGTCGGTCGGGTCGTCGCTCGCGTCGTCGCCGTCGACAGCTGCGGCGACGCGCAACGCGGCGACGATGTCGGCCTTCCGCTTCAGGCCGGCGATGTCGACGCCGCGTTCGGCGGCGAGCGCGCGCAGGTCCGTCGCCGAGAGCGCCTCGAGGCCGTCGTCCGCACCGTCGCCGCCAGCCGCCGGCGCGGGTGCGGTGATGTCGGTGAGCACGTCGGCCGGCGCGAGCGTGCGGCCTTCGTCGTCGACGAGGACGAGCTCGGCCTTCGCGAGCTGCTCGTCGAACCGTTCGCGCGCGAACGTGCCGGCCGGCGGGACGTCCATCTCGAACGTCCAGCCGCCGGCGCCGCGCACCGTCACCGTCTGGACCGGCCCCATGTCAGGCGGTCCTCGGGATCCGGTACGCGCGGATCGTGCCGGCGAAGCTGGCGGCGAGATCGATGTGGATCTTGCCGTCGGACTGGATGAACCGCGCCGAGGTCTGCGGGCCGATCAGCCACACGGCGTTCTGCGCGATCGACTGGGTGACGTTCCCCTGCCCGGCCGCGTCCGCGGGCGGGTTGTCGCCGGCGACGAGCGTCGCGTCGCGCGCGGTCGCGTCGGTCTGGGTGATCTCGATGATCAGCTCCTCGGGCGGGAAGCCCGAGCAGTCGATCTCGTGGTCGTTGGTCGGGTCCGCGGCGACGCCCGCGGGCCGGGCCGTGAACGCGTTCGGGGTGAGGGTCGTGACGGGGATGGCGGTGCGGGGCACGGCACGCTCCTTGGCTCAGTACGACGGATGGAACGCGTGGAGGCTCCGGGACCCGAGCACGGGGCCACGGAGCCTCCACGGATCAGGTCTCGGAGGCGATGGCGGTCGCGATGGCCGAGGGACGGACGAGCTTCGCGCCGTACAGGTGCAGGCCCTTCAGCGCGTCCGAGAATGAGTCCTCGGGCCGGTAGGCCTCGACCTTGTTGATCTGCTCGGCGTAGCTGATCGCCATCGGGTGGCCGGCGAGCACCCGCCAGTCGTCGCCGGTGATCTTCGGGGCGTTGTTCGACACGAGGATGTCGAACCCGGCCGCCCGGCCGACCTGGCCGTTGCGCAGCCCCTCGCTGGTGCCGGACGCGTCGACCTTCACGAACCGGTCGTCGCGCAGGAGACGGCCGTGCAGCCACGGCGGCACGACGACGTACCGGCCCTCGGTCGGGACGTTCGCGACGTCGAGCGCCACCTTGAGCGGCACGAGGATGCTGTCGTACGCCGCGGTCGGGGTCGCGGCCGGCACCGAGATGGTGCCGAGCGCGTTCTCGGCGTCGACGCCGGTCGAGAGGCTCTCGACGTACTGGTCGGCGACGTCGCGCAGCGCGTACGCGGCCTCCTGGGCCGCTTCGTCCATGAGCGCGCCGCCGTCGCGGGCCTGGCGCATGTCGATGTCGTCGACCTCGAACGCGAAGTACTTCGCCTGGTCGATGACGAGCGCGCGCTGCGCGTCGGTGAGCTGCTCCGGGTTGATGGTCGTGACGCCCTTCACGTACGTCTGGACCGTCGGCCGCGAGATGCTCACGATCCGGACGGTGTCGCCCTGGTTCGCGATCTCGCCCTCGTAGTCGCGGTTCACGACCGTGGGGCCGGCGTACACGAGCGCATTCTTGAGCGAGGTGAGCAGCTGCGCTGCCCACACCTCGGGGATGAAGTTCTGGATCGACACGGGTGACCCTCCAGGTCAGCTCGTGATCCCGAGCAGATCGTTCAGGCGGCCTTCGCGCTTGGCCT